GCATTCAATTCTTATATTGACTTGGGTTCCAGATACAACTTCGGCTGGTGGTGCTTGGCGCAGAGGTGATAGAGACACTGATGCTAATTCAAAAGTGTATGTATATTGGAGCGACGCCCCTCATAATATTGAATTACCACTTATGGCGGCGTCTAGTAATAATACTGGCGCGTTTGCAAAACCTGCTAATGGGAAATATACAACTTCATTTGCCTTAATTTCTACAAATTATCCAAAAGTTAATCCATCCACTGGCTGTGTTACTTTATATGATTTAAAAGTTACAAATAAGATAACAGGAACATTAAACGCCAATTACGGTGAAGTCCTTCCTGAAAATCCAACAGAAGGATAGATATTCTTCCAATTAAGTGAACCTCATTATGAACTTCCTATTGGTGGTTTTACTGGGCAATGCTTAGTGAAGCGTAGTAACACCGATAGAGATGTTATGTGGGGCACTAGCGTGCCAAATGGTGGAACGACTGGATAGGCATTACTAAAGGTCAGCGATGCGGATGGCGATGTAAGTTGGGGCACTGTTAATGTCAATGATAAAGTATCCAAGAGCGGAGATACGATGACCGGTGATTTAATAATGTCAGCTGGTAAGTCTGTTAATCATCCTGGTGGTGCTTATGGATGGATTTATGGTCGTGATTCTGCTTTGGTTCGTACCACTTCTTATATTGGCTATAATGCAGTTACATCATTAAAAACAACTGATGGCTCTTGGGAAATGGGAGTCTATGTTGATAATAATTTATGGTTTACATACGTTCCAGATGCAAAATATAACGCTCATGACAATACTGGTTATGGTCAAACGCATATTGGACCCGATGGAAAAGTATATGGTGCTGTTTGGAATGACTACGCTGAAATGCGCGCAGTGCCTCTTCCAAAGAATATTACACCTGGTTCTTGTGTGTATGAAATGGGTGATGATACTATGGCGCCAACTTACCAACGTTTACAAAAAGGTTGTAAAATTGTATCCGATACCTTTGGGTTTAATATTGGTGAAACTGATATGGCTAAAACGCCTATTGCTGTTGCCGGTCGTGCGCTTGTATATTTATTTGAAGGTAGAGAAGCCGCGCGCAATGCGATCGGTGAGTTTGTTTGTTCTGGGCCAAATGGCACTGTCAGCATAATGACCACAGAAGAATATTTACAAAATCCGCAGGCTGTGGTTGGTACAATATCAGCGGTACCTGATTATGAAGAATGGGGCAGCACAAATGTAAAAGTGAATGGCCGCATTTGGATTTATGTGAGGTAATGGTATGTTACAAGGTGGAGTTGTAATGCGCTATTAGGGTGATGATGAATGGGTTTTACCCAAGGTGTATCATAATGGCGCTTGGTAGTATTGTTTGCCTTATGTATTTAGTAGTAATATTTGGAAACTAGCTGGTGCAGCTGGTGTACCAATGGTACGATTTGTTTTAGAAACCGATGGAGATTTAATTGTTTATGATAATCATCCATTCTTGGTTAGAAAGGAAAGACTCGTGAATTTAAGTGAATCACAAATTCTTGATTTAATTTATCCTGTTGGAAGCATTTATATGAGTATGGATAGTTAGAATCCAACAAATAAATTTGGTGGCAAATGGGAACAAATATAGGGTTAGTTCTTATTAGGCGTTAGTAGTACTCACGCGGTTGGTAGCAGTGGTGGAGCAGAAACAGCCTCACATATTCATCATACATTTTCTAGTACATCCGGTAGTCATACTTTAACAATTGCTGAAATGCCAAGCCACGGGCATCTAGTTAATGTGTGGGTTAATGCTGGTACAACAGGCAATGCCTATTATTACAATGGAGCAACACAAACAACGCATTAGGGTGCTAGATTATACAATAATTCTTCTGGTCAATGGATAACCGCGGGTAATACTGCCGCCGCTGCTGCCAGAGGTCAAGGCGATCCATCTGGTGGTACTGGATTAATAGGTGGTGGTGGAGCTCACACTCATTCAATTCCTTCTCTTTCAACAGATAATCAAACGATAAATATTATGCCACCTTATACCGCGGTATATATATGGAAAAGGACGGAGTAATCTATGGGTTATAATAGTACATACACAGGCGTCCAAGTGGACGCAGCGGTAGCAAAACATTTTTTACTGGAAGGATAGGGAGGGGCGGTCAGTGCTAACGCACTGACCACTCGTCTTAATGATTATTTAACATTAAGCGATGCCAGTACAACATATTTAACAAAAACAGACGCTAATACAACATATCTAACAAAAACAGACGCTAGCAATACATATATACATCAATTCGATCCAGTATTTTGGAGATTGGATTATATTACAAATCCTTATAATCAAGTGACTCTTACTGATTAGTATTTACCCTTTAATGCAATTCGTTAGCAACTTGGGCCTGGTGCATTAACTAGCGATGGATTTTTCCAATGCTAGGCGGCTGGTTTTTATTTTGTACATTATTATGGTTTTAATGAAACTGTTACTACAAATACAAATTGTAGGACTAGATTGGTAAGACAAGATAGTGGTGGCAATCTTATATATTACGATATGACAAAAGGTAATTATGGTGATCGTTCTACTATTTTTTGGTTAAGCGTAGGAGATAGAGTTGGTGTATATTTCACCAGTACTACTACAATATATGCTGGTACATAGCATAATGCATTATTAGTATATAGATTATCAGGAGCCTAATATTTCAATATCTTTTGTTTCTATCAATAATTTTTAAAGGATGATATATTATGAAAATCCTCGTTAAATTAACAAGAGATGAAAATATAACACACTATCAAGCCGAAGAAGTAGAAATAGATATTGAAGAATATTTAACTGGTGTAGTAGGTGCGGAAATTGGTAATTCATCTCTTGAAGCGTGCCGTGCGTAGGCAGTGGCATCGCGCACTTTCGCTTTGCGCAAATTGAAATCTCAAGGATTTATAACTGATAAGAGTTCTTCTGATTAGGCTTTTAGAATTTCTAAAGCAACAGCTAATTATAGTAACGCACTGTAGGCTGTAAAAGATACGCAAGGCGAAGTTTTATATTATAATAATAATTTAATAAATAACGCTTATTTTTCAGCTTCTAATGGTGGACGCATCAAATCCTCACAAGAAAGGTGGGGAGGGGTGCGTCCCTATTTAATTTCTAAAGAAGACCCCTATGACACAGGGAGTGGCAATGGACACGGCGTTGGAATGAGTCAAAATGGCGCCAAACATATGGCCGCAGAAGGGTTTACTTACAAAGAAATATTATTATTTTATTATCCAGGTGTTGAAATACGAGGCAATTATGGGGAGGTGTCTATTATGTCAACAGGAGCATAGGCTGTAATAAATTATGCCAAATCTAAAATTGGCTGTGGATATATCTATGGAACCATTGGACAAAAATGTACAGAAGGTTTAATTCAACAATAGGCTAATCAATATCCTGATTATGTTGATTATGATGTTGTAAAAAAGTGGATAGGAAAAGAAGTATTTGACTGCGCTGGTTTTGTGCGCAAATGTATGGCGCAGGCCGGTATATCAATGGTATCTGGTGCCACTTCTTAGTGGAATAAAACAGATTGGGAACAAAAAGGTGCAATTGACACATTGCCGCGAGATAAAGTATGCTGCTTATATCGTTATAGAGATGGTAAAATGTAGCATACCGGCGTCTATCTTGGTGATGGTACTTTTGTAGATGCGCGTGGTAGTAAGCAGGGTGTAATTGGCCCAAGTCCATTGGATTCTTATTCTTGGACGCATTGGGGTATTCCGGCAGGGTTAGAACACAATAACAACAATAACGTTGAGGTGATTAAAGTGTTATATAAAGCAACAGTAACAGCGTCTTCTGGTTCTACAGTTAATTTGCGCGAAGAGCCAAGTTCTGCTAGTGCGCGGATTGGTAAGGTCGCAATTGGACAAGAAGTGGATGTGTTAGAAGAAACTAACATCGCCTGGTCAAAAATTATGTGGAACAATAAAGTTGGTTATATGATGAGCACTTATTTATAGAAAAACGAAGAAACAACAAAAGAAGGAGGAGACTGGTATGTCAGAATTAAATGTAGCAACCAAGCAGAAGCAAACGCTTTAGCCAAACTCCTCAACTCAGCAACAGTAGCCAATTGAGTTTAGTAAAAAATTAGCTTACTTTGATATAGTAAGCTGGGTCGCAATAAGTTTAGTCCTTTTGTTTTTATTATTTAAAGAACCAATGCTTGGTACTTATATATAGAACATATTTATGTATGTAACAACGGCTTATGTTTCATTACGGTTGGGCTATACTGCTAAAGCTGGTGTAGAGAATTATCAAAAAATACAGAGCGCCTTTAGGGCGACAGAAGATGATGATTCTATTGGGTAATGGAGGAGGAGCACGTTGATGGAAATATGGAATTAGATTGCCGAGGTTTTAAAAAACTTCTGGCCAGCGTATATAGTACTGCCTTTACTATTATGCTTCCGTGACCAAATAAAGAACTGGTTCGTAAGTCGTTATAAGAAAGGCGCGGAGAAATTAGAAGAGGAAAAGTTTGACCAGCACGCGGCAAAGTATGAACAGCGATGGACAAAAGAATTACAATTAGCTAAGAAAATTAGTGCTGATAGTACCGCTGCTGTTGAAAATAGATTAAGCGGCGCAATTCTTGATTTAGAATAGAGAATGGAAAATAATAAAGAAGCAGATACGGATTTTCAAGAACGAGTGTCTATTGCTTTTACAGATATGAGCAATAAATTAGATTTAATACAAAAGACACAAAATCATAATTGTAACGATATGGGCAATAGATTAGAAAAATTCCAGCAATCTATTTAGGCTAATTTGGATAGTATTACAAAGGGCGTATTAAGCGTTCAACAAAGTGACCTAGAGCGTAGTTGTTTAGATTATCAACGTAAAGATGGTATGACGACTAAAGAGAAAAGGGACTTTGAAAAACGTTGGAAAATGTACAAGGATATGGGTGGCGATGACTTAGAGTGGGTCAAAGAAGTCATTGCCGCAATTCCTATTGTAAATTATTAAAAAAATAAGGGCGGAAGTCAATTACGACTTCCGCCCTTATTTTTTTTATCCATTTTGTGTTTTATTTTCTCTTACGCGCTCTTCAATACCATTCATAATATATAACTGAAGATCGCCAATCATTTCATTAAGATAATTCTTTGCGTCATTAGTTAAAATAGCCATAACAGCGCCATAGGTCTTCTTTAGCGCCTCTTCTTGCGCAGCCTTATCAAATTTACCCTGTGCCTTTAGGGTATCAACATAAGTTTGATTGGTTGCGATTACCGCAGATGTAATGGTATTTTCAAGCATTTCAATATATTTATTATATTCTACATTTTTATTATTAGCTTGAATTTCATCACTCTTGATGCTAATATAACTTACAAGATACTTTACTAGCACGCCAAGTAGAGGAATTAAAACAAGCGTAAATAGCTCTGTAATAAAAGCACTCCAGTCCATAAATATCACTCCCAATTTAATTGATTATTTGTTTGTTTTATTGTTGCGTAACCTATACATATAGCATCAGCCTCGTCCTAAGTGCATCTAATTTGATACTATTGTTGAGCCCAAGTCTAAGCAATCTTTTTCTGGCTTTCTCTATGTTTATCTTGCCCCTTGAGGAAATGGCACTCTGCGCGCCATTCGCTTGGTTTAATAATCATATAATTTAATTTTAAACTTAAAACTGTTTCTAATATTGCTCCTTGGACTTGCGCAAGTTTCTAAAAAGTTGCTACATTGCCTGCTTGCATCTATATGTCTTCAATTACCACTGTATCTATTCTATACAACTGGCACAAGATTGTAATTTCTTTACATAGTTTATGAAATCTATGCGGTATTTCTTCATCTGTAAAAGTGAAATGACCGAATTTAATTAACTTATCATTGTCCCAAATAGAATATCCAGTAGTTGAGGTTGCCTAATCTAATGCTAATAACATTAGGCTCCGGTAGAACCGAATCCTCCTAAACGAGTATTCTCTGCTTTGTCATCTGCTGCGATGACATAAGGTAGGACGATACCTTGACCAAATTTGGTCCCGGCTGGCATTTTTACATCAAATGGTAAAAGGTTAATTACCTGAAAGTAAATATGTCCTTCATTATCTGGATTGTTATAATAATCTGCGTCAACAATTCCAGGTGGATTAGCAATAATCAGCCAATGTTTATTTGGAGTAGAACTGCGCAAAGACAGTTGTAAATAATATCCTTGCGGCAAATGACATTTAACACCAGTTGGGATTAGAGGAGTTTTTACGTCTCTACTCCTTACAAGTGCTTCAACACTCTGCCAATGTAGAGGGCCACCAAAAACAGTATCAGCAGATATCGCGCTCATCATATGACTATAGTTTGGAATCACAATGTCCTTTGCGCAATAAAAATCATATCCAGCGCTATCTTTTGTTCCTCTTGTTGGTAAAATCGCATCTGGATATTCACTGACTTTTTCAAAATAAAAGTCTGTTAAAATATTTGTTTTTGCTATATTCATCTGTTATACTCCACTGTAATTGGGACTGAAATTTCTTTCTCTGTCTGGAAGACTTTTTTAGCTTTAACAACCTGATATTCTTCATCAATTTTCTTATTTATTTTTGTAGTATACGAAAAAGAAACAAGTTCATAATCTGTACTGTTATCAAAAGCTTCCTGCATTGCTAATGCTTCATCAACTGTGTCAACACGATAAGTCTCTACAACATTAAGAAGATAATAATTATTCATTCGATTATGCCTTTCTGTAAATAAATTCTACTGGTTGATATTGATATTGAGTATTTAAATATTCATTTAAAACGCGCTTTAATGAAATAGCAACTTTATTAGATACATACACTTTTGTTATGTTTTTATCGTGTACTATTTTTCCTATTTGTTGCATTTGTTCAACATAAGAACCACTTAGTTCTATTGTGTTCTATTCTTGTTCTTCCATATTAATAATGGTAAAAGTGCTGGGATTAACTATACCCATACGGTAATATCCTTCGTACATTAGTATTCAATAACTCCTTTATCATAAGGGAATAAATAACCAACAGTTGGTTCTCCATCCCACATAGCCCATACTTCAATTGCGCCAGATGAATTATCATAATCAATTGCGCGCACATCTTTATCCGCATACCAATTCATAAGTAAATCTTTAAATTCACGAATTAGGCTATCTAATGAATTTAAATTGTTTTTAGTATCTACGAATAAAGTGTAATAGTTATGTTCTCTTTCTAAAAACATAAAGTATTGTGGAGGCACGCCATCTTCATCTATTAAAGTTTTATACCAATCCTTTACTTTTTCAAGCGCTCGATTGATTTCCATATTATTCATTTTCTTTAAAGAACGCACTGCCGCTTTATTTAAGTCGTATAGCGTTGTGGAACCAATTGAAGAATTTTTTTGTTCTTCCTATTGTTTAAGATATTCTTCATACTCATTTTGTTCCATAAAAATTGGTTCAGCCATTTAATTCATACCTCTCATCTTTATTATATAAATTATACCATAAATTATTTTTACGGTCAAATATCATAATTTTTTGATTGCGAGAACCACGCATTGGTAATGTAATATCTCGTTGCGCTAAGATAAAAGGTTCTGTAACTAAACCATCAATTTGTTTTAAAATGGTGGACATATGTGAACTACGGTTTTTAAGCAAATGCTCCATTGAAAAACCAGTCCATACCCAAATGTTCGCGGCTGGTACTTTTTCTCTTACAGTGCTAACAACAAGTGCTGTTAGTAATTGATTTTGAGGATCAAGAGGTTCCCCGCCAAGTATACATAAATTTCTTGTTACTCCTTGCGCGGTTAATCCATTAACTATATTATCAAGGACTTGAGGGGTGAACTCGTGTCCACCCTCAAAATCCCAAGTATGCTTATTATGACAGCCTTCACAATGTATATTACATCCTTGCACATAGAATGATAGGCATAAACCGGGGCCTGCCGCAGTGTCATCATAAATAATTCCTGCGTATCGCGTAAGTCATTCCTCCATCCTATTTACGTGTTTAATACGGGCTTCTGTTTCTTTTTGTTTGCCGTAATTAAAAGCTGAACGATAATCTCCTGTTAAATAACCTGTTACGCGCCGCAACTGCTGTATATGCGTGCTGCCGCAAGCTGGGCATTTATTGTTAAATTCGCCTGTGTAGCCGCAGTCTAAGCAAGTATCATTTGGTACATTAATCGCTAAATATGGAATATCATTATCCATAGCATAATTTACAATTTGTTCAAGAGCAGAAAGATTATTCTTTATGCTAGTATCCAATTCTACATAAGTAATACAACCAGCGCTACTGTAGCCAGTCAATTCACTCTCTAATTTAATCTTTTCAAGCACTCCAACATTTTCCCATACTGGAATGTGCATACTATTGGTAAAATATTCGTGGTCAGATACGTGCTTAATTTCGCCATATTTTTCTTTAAATTTCTTCATTGCTGTATAGCAAAGATTTTCGGCAGGAGAATAATAAACGCCAAAATTTAGTTTATCAGCTTGTTTAAATTCTTTACAACGTTTACTAAACAATTCTTCAATCTGTTTAGCATAATACATACCATCTTTTGTTCTATGATTATACCCAAAGATAATTTCAAGAGTTTCCGCAATACCGATTTGACCAATTGTTAAAGTGCCGTGCTTTAGCGCAGATCTAATACCTTCTTCTGGGATGTATCCTGCCATTGTATTATTTTCATACATAAATTTAGCACTGGCTGGATCTTGGTCACATATCCAATTAAAACGCTCGATTAATTCTTCTCTTGCGTCGTAAATTGCTTCATCAAGAATATTATAAAACACATCAAATACATCAGCAGGAGTATAATCTGTTTGATCTTTGAATTGCTCCTTTGCCTCCATTGCTAATGTTGGCAAAATAATTGTTACTGGGCAGATATTCCCGCGCCCATCTTTTAATTGACCGAAGCCATTGATATCAAAACCATTTGCCGTTCGGCATCCCATTGTACTGAAATAGGTGCGTGGATCGTTAATGTCGTATCCCGCATTTCCTGTCCAATCTACATTGGCATAGTTAGGATAAAGTCTTTTGGCAGTTGATTCTAAAGCGAGTCTATAAAGATCGTAATTGGGATCTCCAGGTTCACGATTAACTCCTTTCATACATTGGAAAATGCCGCACGGAAAAATTGGTGTTTTATGTAGTTTGCCAACGCCTTTAATAGATCCTTCTAGCAATGCTTTAATTACCATTCTTCCTTCTGGCAAAGTACAAGTTCCATAATTGATTGAAGTAAAAGGTAATTGATTACCACTACGAGATTGAAGAGTATTAAGATTATGATACATTCCTTCTACTGCTTGATTTAATTCTCGTTCAGTCATTGTTAATGCATATTCATAAGCTGAATTAAACATTTTATATGCTGGATCATCTATTGACATTTCTGCCGCGCTTGGCTTCCAAGTATCAATAACAGCATCACCAATCGCTTGATCGTATGTTAATTTTTCAATAAAATGCATACCATCTTGAAAATGTTTTCTAAAACTTTGCCGCACATATGGCACCATAGTCCAGTCTAAATGACTTGCGCTAACGCCACCAAATTGCTGTAAACTTTGAAGTTGGAAAATAACGGCAATAAGTTGGAATGCGGTATTAATACTGCGCGCAGGTCTTACATCAGTCTGACGCGTATTGAATCCATTGGCAAGTAAATCATCAAAAGGCACTGTGAGGCAATTGTGCATTCCAACAGCATAACTATCTAAATCGTGAATATAAATACGGTTATTCAAATGGTTATCTCTTGCTTTTTTGCTCATACAATAATTAAGAGCATATTGCCGCATTACTTCACTATCTGTTTCACCCCGACGCCCACCAAAAGAATGCTCATCTACATTAGCGTTTTGGTTTTGTACATCTGTTGCTTCAATTTTAGATTTTAAACTGCGTAAAAATGCGTCTTTATATCGTCTTATAGAATCTCTTTTATAACGATATCTTATATATTCTCTTGCGGTATTTGGCTCATGTTTCATTAATTGATTTTCTACCAATTCTTGGATGTCATCAATTGTCAGTTCATATGCCTCATATTCGTCCGCAATATAATCTGCTATCTGTTGTATAAATGGCGGATCAGGAAGATCAGAAGGATATCGTTCTCCCCAATACGCTTTTTCAATAGCAACAACAATTTTATTTTTATCAAATGGTACTTTACTACCATCTCTTTTAGTTACCAATGTATTTTACCCCCTAAATCGTGATATATTTTATATGCATATTTATTGAGGTAATTTATCCAAATCTGACCATATCTGGTTGATATTATTAGTAATGTATACCAGATTTTGTGATAGTTCTTCTCTACAAGAATTTGATAGGATATTCCCAGGTTTAATATAACTATTAGTTTCAAAGTCTATAAAATCTTCTTCATCTGTACCATACCGTCTAAAAATTTCTTGAATATCAGGATTTTCTTCTCTCGCAAGGACTCGCATTAATCGAATGCGGTCCGGGCAAACGATATAGAACCCGACTATTAATGTATCTTTTGGCGGAGCCTCAGTTAGTGCACTGAATCCATCTGGATTAAATACTCCAACATTAATTCCTGTATGTAAACTAGAAGCCATCGTTCCATAATGCCAATTATTAAAGAAAGTAGCTTCCAGCATATCACCATTTAAAACTTTCTCAGCAAATTCTTCGTTAGATAAGAAATGGTAATCTTGACCATCTACTTCATTATCCCTTTTGGGGCGAGTGGTACACGATACAATTGGGTACCACTCTGGATTCATACTAATTAAATTTTGTAATAGGGTGTCTTTTCCAGACCCACTTTTGCCGCAAATGGCAACAATAATCTTATCCAATATAATTCTCCTTATTCTTCTTCTTCTTCTGCTACGCCTTGCGCTCTTGTGGCGCGCATAATTAACGAACCATCTTTATTAATTTCATCTATTCTATAAATTAAGTGTCCGGGAGTGTTCGCATATTTCTTTGGAATAAATTCATCACCGCGTTTCATACCAGTGAATACCAACATTGTACCTCTATGGAACCAAGATTTTTCAATAATCTTTTTTGTACCATCTGGTCGGCGGTCAGAAATTTGTTTATCAAACATCGCAAAAAATTCTTTATTACACCAAACATTAAATACTCCATTTGGCCCCAATAAAGTAACATCACCTTTTGCTTTATTTTTCGCAATAACTGTACCATATACTCGATATAATTTATATATAGGAATTTCTCTACCATTCTTATGCCAGAAGCTATCAACAACTGGTTCTTCTGGAAGGCTATAATAATCTATCAAACCATATCGTTCTTTATTAATGTGCGCCAATTCGTGCTCGTGATAATAGAAACACATTGTTTCCATTTCCCAAGAAGAATAATTCCCTTGGGCATACTTTTCAATCGCTTCAATAAAGATAGATTTATTTAATTGATACAGTGCTTCCTGTTGATTTTCTTTCATCCATTCGCGCACTTTATCCATTTCTTTTTGATACACATTATCCCAAACTTTTGTATGTACTCGCAATCCATCAATTGAAGTTAAAGTTATATTAGGATAGTTTACATTGATATAATTTAATGCTCTATCATCTAATACAAACCAATCTCCATCTTTACATTTATCTTTTAAATACCTATTAAATTCAAATACCGCACGCTGTTTATTTAATTCTTCCGGCAATAACTTTCGCTGAATTAATCCGTTCATATTTTGAAGAGTAATTCGTTTCTTTTTATCACAGGTCATCCACAAATATTGATACATTATTTTTTTACGTTCACCAAAACTATCCAGTGCACCGCATTTAATCAACGAAATCATTGCTTTCTTTTTTAAACCAGTTTTCCACATAAAATCTTCTAATGAATTATATGGACGACATTTAATAATCGTGGCTACAACGTCTTCTCCAATATCAACAAGTGCTTTTAAACCATATAGAATTGTATTATTATCTTCATTCGGCTCAAAACCATAATTAGAATAATTTACATCGGGCGGCGCCACTTTAATACCGTAATCTACAATATCACCAATAGCTTTTGCGATCTTATCATATTTTGTTTGACCACCGCTATCGGTATCAATAGAGCCGCTATTTACAATCAAACAAGCCGTATTCCAATAAATACTATTCCAATTCAATGCTAGAATTAATGCTTGAATGCCAACAAAAGAATAAGGCAATGAATGATTTAATGAAAACGCATATCCTAATTGCGGTCTAACTGCTATATCCCAAACATAATCAGCGATTTTACCGTTATCAACATATACATCTGAAATGGATTTATAAAATTTATCTCTTAATTCTGGAATGCGGTTCATCTGTTTTTTAGCTACAATTTTACGAGCATCATTCGCATCTTTCAAACTAAAACCACTAATACGCTCATCCATTAAGATTTGCATCATCTGCTCTTGGATTGGTACGCAACCATAATATGTATCACAATATTCGTGTAATGCGTCTATCATTGTTTGCGGCAAACCAATATTTTTCATTTCTTTATCAAAAGAAGCAATACCAGATTTCTTAATTCTTAAATATCTGTCTTGCTGACTTTCTACTCCGGGTTCATTCATCAAACGCATCATAGCATTTGCGGCCGTCATTTCCAATGGATTTCTTGGTTTCAAAGATTTTGCTATTGCTAAACCACTGCCGCTATTAAACTGAAAGACATCCAAAACAGTGCCTGCTGCAAGCGCGTCCCAAAGTTTTTCATCTGTTGTATCTATAATTTCTGGATGTAAATATTTATTATACAATTCCCGCAGACTTAAATCTTCTACTTTACCGTGTTCTTTTAAAAGTTTTAAACATTGTATCATTTTATCACAGATTTCAGTAACCAAGAAGTCATATTTTGTATCACCAGCGGCTTCTGCCATATGTAAGTCATAACAAGTAATTAAATCTCCGGATGTCGCTTTCATCACAGCCGCTGTATCAAAGATGTGTTCTTCATCATATAATATTACACCAGAAGCGTGAATACTTCTATTTTTAACAATACCTTCAATATTTTTAATAATATCCAACAATTCAGGATATTGTTCTACTTCTTTAATGAATGTTTTTACTGGTTTACGACCTTTTTCTTCATTGCCGTTGATACAATCATTGATGCTCCAAAGAAAGCCACGCTCTTGTGGGACTAAAGAACTAATATACTGGGCTATATCATTGTCAATACCATTTGGATATTCTTCTTCGCCTTCATCGTTTTGATGACGATATCCACGACAAGCAGTTTGAATTGCGGACTTTGTACCTTCTGTACCAAAAGTTGCGACCTGTAATAGACCCAATTGACCTCGTTCTTCACGAATCTTTTCAAAGATTTTCGGACGGACACTCGGCGCCAAATCAATATCGATATCAGGCAACTCGACACGTTCTTTGTTCAAAAATCTCCACCAAGGAAGATCCCATTTCATCGGATCCAATTGTGTTATTCCCAAAAGATAGTTACTAAGGAAGCCAGTAGCGCTTCCACGACCAGGACCGACAATTGAACCACATTCCCAAAACAAATCAATATAATGTTTAAAAGTATTAAAGTAAGCGAAAAGGCAATTCCCAAGACGCTCTCCAATATATTTAATAACTTCTGCTTCAGTCTGGATGCGCGCAACATAATTTTTGTGCTCTCCCCAAAATCCAATCTTCTCATTCAGCGCACTCCAAACATCATTAATCCATTGACGTTCTTGCGGTTCATCAGACATAAATAAAGATCCTAAAAGTTCATAACAACCGCCTTTATTAAAATCATCAGCATATGAATTATTATTGTTCCACCAAGCCGATGGTTCAGGAGGATTCACACTAACAGTTGGAATTTGTTGCGCTTTTGTTAAGTCATAAAATTCAATCGATTTTCTTTCAAGTTCTGTATTCTCTAAAAGCCAGCCAATAATTTCATCATTAAAACAAGTACTCAATTTTTCTCGTACTTCTTGTTCATCCATAAGATAACAATATTCATAAAACTTATCTACTTCACGCTCGCCTTCTTTTGAATTAAGATATGCTTTATGCGCGAACCGCAAGTCTTTTCTTAAATAATGACTATCTGTGGCTGGTACCATTAACAATTCATACTGTCTTGCTAAGAAATATAACTGTTTATTTACATAAAGTTGTTCTTCTGATAATCCCGGTGCGCATTCAAGATAAAAATCATCTTTCCCAAATACTTTTATACACCAATCAATAAATTGATGAATCTTTTGATTTATATCGTGATCGTCCAAATTTGCTTGTTGTAAAATGCGCCTTTTTAAAATTAATTTTGGTAACTCTCCACCGATACAGGCTGTCGTAGCGATTAAATGCCCTTTATAATTTCGCATTACTTCTTCTACTTCACTCTTTAAAGTTGGTGTGCGTTCCATACGTCTATCAATATAACTATTAATCCACGCCTTGGAACTTAATTCTCGTAATGCTCTATGTCCTAACGCATCTTTTGCGATAAGAATAAAATGATAATATTCTTGATTATGCTCTCTTGTTTCTGTTAAATAAATTTCATTACCCAGCGCTATTGTAAAATCTGGATTTGTTTCTTTTATTTTTTTCGCATATTGATTAACTTCAATATGACAACATAAAGCTTCGTGATCTGTAATTGCTATACCAGAAAGACCTAATTGAATTGCCTGATCAATTAGGTCTTTCGGTTTATTTATACAATCAATAAGACGAAGATTACTATACATAGTATGATTATGCCCATTGAAAAACATATTTTACCCCTTATTATTTTCTATGTATATTATATCATTTTTTATTAATAAAATCAAATTGTGCGCACAACAATCAATTTTTTAGCTGCTCTGGTAGCCGCGGTATATAACCAACGCTTAAAATCATCTCGCGTCTGATCTTTCATATATTCTTCAAACACAATGACTTTATCCCATTCACTGCCCTGCGCTTTATGTACGGTAATTACATAGCCATAATCAAATTCGTGCGGATGATATGGCTTAGGAATTTGTTTCCAATTCTTCCAATTGATACTTGGTTCACCATCACTAAAGAGTTTATAATCTATATCAATATCTTCAAATATACTAGTATCATCATAGTCTGGCATAACATCAATAAGGGGAGTTTTTTCCATAAAAGGATTAAATAAAGGATGGCGTGGATCTAAATAAGTAATTTTTTTAACCGTTCCACTCAATCCATTAACTAAAGCATCTCCAGATAGATTAACAAAATCCCAATCGTTACGCAAACAAATAACTTTATCTCCTACAATAGGCAAATTGTCATTTACATTTAATGATATTTTTCTGATAGTTGAATTAAATTGTCTCCTTGTAATGTTTTTTGCGCAAAGTATTTGATCGCCCCAAAACAAAAATCCATCTTTTAATATCTCACTTCGTGGGACAACACGCACATCTTTTCCACTAAAAAGTTCAAGAGGCTTGCCTTCTCTTATGTGCATAGTTAAACGAATTATTTCATTCTCTTGCGCTTGGCGCATAATCTCATCAAGAAAAATATGCGGGTGCTCTAATACCTCGTTATTATCACCAGCAACCGGTGGTAACTGTCCAGGGTCACCAAGCGCGATAACATACTTACCGTGCGCAAGTAATGTCTCCCACATTCGCTTTGGAAGCATAGAAACTTCATCAACAACTATAACTTTAAATGGTTCAATAGAAGTTCTTGGTATATGCTTAAATCTCCCATTCTCTAATGGAATAGATTTATATAACAAACGATGCGCAGTCATAGCATTGGCGCACCCTTTACGTCGCAACACTTGGGCAGCTTTACCAGTATAAGCGACATAACACACTTGATGTGGAGGAACTTGTAAAGCATCAATTATAAATCGTACAAGAGTTGACTTCCCACTGCCAGCGAAACCGCCGATACAAGTATATGGCTCATTTGTCTTATAACGCTGTACTGCTAATTGTAACCCCTGTTCTTGTTTTGCTGTTAATATCATATTTTAACTCCATTTTATTTTCTAAGTATATTATATCATAAGTAATTAAAAAAGTCAAAAGTCTGATATTGACCAGGTTGGCGAAGTTTGCTCAATTGTATAATCTACAATTTTTATTTGCGGGGTTCGATTGCCCATAAACTTATTTATATCACAAGTGCCAATAACAGTAACGCGCTTGTCTAGCATAGCCTCATAGTCTTCTAATGGTACGCTAAATTTTAGACAATTATAATTTAAATTATTCGGCTGTAACTTTAATGTACCTTTTGCCATATAAAACGCATTGGTAGAATTAACTGGAAAATCTTGAATGGCTACTAATGGTTCTGGCGCGTTTTGTCCCCAAAGATCCTTATGTTTAGCTATTTCTTCAATTATACGTGGGATGTCTTGATTATTGTATTTCCAAATATAATCAACGAAGTACATTTTTTCAAATCGTTCTGTGCCGAACTTTTGCTCCAAAAAATTCCCAAAGGCTTTTAGTTTTTGGGGGACGAAAGAGACTCCAAAGGCGGCCGGATGTCCCTATGCGAATATAGCATAACCACTATCCTCAATAAACTTGCGCCAGTCTTCAATTCCTGCTGTCTCGAAGGTTCGAGCTGACCCATTGTATGTGATTTCACCAGTTTCATAGTCAATTGTCTCATTAACAATGATTGTTGGTTTTCCATACTCACTCATAATAGCGTTAGCCAATAAGCCAGTAATACCTTTAAGAGCATCATCTTCTGCGACATTATCGTTTTTAATAATTATAACTGGCGCATCTGCTAAATGCTCTTTTTCAATTTTTTCTCTTAAATAATCTAATGTCGTTTTTTTAGTATCATCTTGATGCCTTTTTATATTCGCGCAAACTCTAATTGCTGCTTCTACTAATAATTCAGTCTCTCCGGCTTTGTGTCCTCTTTTAGTAGACAGAATTTCTTCTCCTGCTTTATGTTGTAACATTGAAGAGAAAATTAAATATTTTTCTTTATCTGTACCAATTCTTGTTACAGCGTTAATATAAGGCACAACAAACCAAGTCACACTGTGGGCATTGATACTATTGTTCATAGAAAACGCATTTTTGCGGCACATATAAACAAAAAATGGATTGTGTACATTGGATAACCCAAGCGTAATCAACTTTCTGGTTTCTGGCTCTCGTATA